CTATGGAGCTATTATAGGTTATACAAACATCAATACATGTACTTGTAACACTTTATATCCATTTGATATTTTATATGATGCAGATGAATGTACAGCATGTGGTTTAGTAGGCATACCAGCTTCTTTTACAGTATGGGGCGTAGATTCTAACTGGAGTTCGAACACAATTTTATATGCAGATTCTTCAGGATCTACATTTGCATCACCAGGTTGGTATTCATATAACAATAACATAGCTTTACAAGTAGGAACTAATGGTGTAGTACGAAATGTAGGTGATTGTAGTACTGATTGTAGTATCTCCGAAGACTGTGTAACCTTGAGAGTACTAAATACTTCAGGTCAAGATTTAGATTACTCATACGAATATTGTGGCGGTGGAGGTATCACATACGGTACAATGTTTGATGGAGAAGTGCTCTTTACATCATGTATGGTACAAGGTACATTCCAAGCAAGTGGATCATATTTAATACAACGAGTACTATATTGCTAAAAAAAATGAAGAAGAGGCTTTCAAAAGGTCTCTTCTTTATATTTATAATTATAAAAAGAATTACACACAGTGGCAAATAACGAAGTAGGTTTCACGATAAAAGTTAATGGCGTTGATCAGACAGTTAAATCACTTTCTGATTTACAAGGTGCCATTAGAGATTTGACCAAAGAAGCAGCAAGCGCTGACTATGGTACAAAGGCGTATGAAGAAATAGTAGGTAGAATTCAAGAGGCAAAAGCTGCTGTTAGAGAATTCAAAAACGATACAAGAACCAAAGAAGTAAAAGATCAGTTCAATGATCTTGCAGGTGGTATTTCAGGCTCATTTGATGTTGCTGAAGGAGCTTTAAAAAGTTTTGGAGTAGAATCTAAAGCTTTAGGAACTATCTCAGCCACAGCAAACGGAGTGATCACAGCAGCATTGAATGCTAGACAACTTGCAGAGTTAAAAGTAGATGCCGCAGTTGCATTGAGAACTACAACAGAAAAAGCTGCAGCGGTTGCAACTAGATTATTTGGTAAAGAAGCTTTAATTACTAATGCTATTTTATCTGCCAATCCAATTGGTTTAATTGTAACAGCACTTGCTGCATTGGTTTTAGGTGTAACAGTTGCTATTGGTGCTATCAAGAAATTTGGTTCTGCATTTGAACCATTAGGTAAAGCAATAGATTACGTTATTGGTAAAGCCAGAGATTTAGCATCATTATTAACATTTGGTTTAATCGATGATGCATCTACTGCAAAAACCAGAGAGAACGCGGAGAAAACTATTACAGCATTAGACGACGTTTCATCTGCATCTAACAAACAAATTGCTGCAAGTAAAAGAAGATTAGCCCTAATGGAAGCACAAGGTGCAACTGAAGAGCAATTACTTGCACAAAAGAAAAAGATTAACCAAGAAGAAGTTGCATCTAGAACTGCAGCTATCAATCAATTATTAAAATTACAACAGATTGATGGTGAGTTAGATGATGACAAGAAAAAGAAATTAGCAGAGCTTCAAGCTGCTGTTAAAGATTTAAATAATCAAGCTCAAGTAGATCAAGCTCAATACGAAAAGCAAAAGCAAGATAAAGCTAAAGAAGCTAATGAAAAAGCTGCTGAAAAAGATAAAGAACGTAAAGAGAAATACAAAGAGCATTTAAAAGAAGTTCAAACAGCTACTACTGAATCTGAGAAAAAGATATTAGAGTTAAAACAAAAGGCAGAAATTGATGCAATCAAAGATGCTGATAAAAGAGCTCAAAAAGAATTAGAGATTCAACAACAAAATGCTGACAGAGAGTTACAGATTCAAATTAACAAATACGCAAGTAAAAAGAATCTAACTAAAGAAGAGCAAAAGTATCTCACATCTTTATATGCACAACAAAAGCAATTAGACGCTACTCAAGCACAAGAGACTCAAAACCTTTTAGATGAGCAAGCTAAAGCAAGAAAAGAAAAAGAAGCTACATTCCAAAAGGATTTAGAAGAGATCAAGAATACTGCGTATCTAATGAACATTGAGAATGCAAAAACTCGTGCTGCAGCAGAATTACAAGTAGAACTTGACAAACAAATTGCAGAGATTAATGCTTCTGAGCTAACAGAAACACAAAAAGGTGAGAAGATTGTTGCAGTTAAAGCAGTTAATGAAGCAAAAGTTAAAGAACAAGACGCTGCATTCAAGCAAAAAGACATGGAAGACCAATTGGGTTATAACCAATGGTTAATCAGTCAAGAAGATACGACGTATGAGCAAAAGATAGCTTTAAACAAAGCTAACGAAGAAATCATTAATAACATGACCTTTGAAAGTGAAAATCAAAGGACTGCCGCTATTAAAGAGAATGCAAAAGCTAGAGCAGAGATTGATAAAGCTGCTGCAGATGCAAAAAGAGCCAATCTTGAAGCTGTATCTGCCATGTTATCTAACGCTTCTGCTTTATTAGGACAAAATACTGTGGCAGGAAAAGCGGTTGCGGTTGCGCAAACAACTATTGATACCTATTTAGCTGCTCAAAAAGCATACGCATCGTTAGTTGGTATTCCAATTGTAGGTCCTGCATTAGCTGGTGTTGCTGCAGGTATCGCAGTTGCTGGTGGTTTAATGAACGTTAAAAAGATTTTATCCGTACAAGTACCTTCTACCGGTGGTTCTGGTGGAGGTGGAAATTCTGCTCCTGCAGCACCAGCTCCTAGTAAATTTGCAAGCGGTGGTTACGTAACAGGACAAGGAACTAGCACATCAGATTCTATACCAGCAATGTTATCAAATGGAGAATCTGTTATCAATGCTAATTCAACAGCAATGTTTGGTGGTTTATTAAATCAAATTAATCAAGCTGGCGGTGGAGCTCCAATTCAAACTCCAGGTGGTAATAGCGGTGCAACACCAATTATTAAAACCTATGTTGTTGCATCTGATATGACTTCACAGCAAGAAGCAGATAAACGAATCAAAGACATAGCCAAAATCTAATGTTAACAATGGAGCACATATTAGAACAGCTAATATATTTAAAGTTAGCATTAAAAAGTAGTAGTACAAGATTATTGATGATTATATCAGCATTTTTAGCGCCTATAACTGGTATCATGGTAACAGTGGGCGTATGCATCATAGCAGATACCATAATGGGAATATGGAAAGCCAAAAAACTAAAACAAGAAGTAACTTCAAGAAAGTTGAGTCAAATCATTTCAAAGATGTTCTTGTATCAAATGACAGTTGTTTTAATATTTTGTGTTGACACCTTTATTCTAAATGATATTATTCAACAGTTCTTTACAGTTCCATTATTTGCTACTAAAATAGTTGCATTGACTTTGATTTCAATTGAGTTATTCTCTATTGATGAGAACTTTAAAGCAGTCAAAAAGAAAGGATTCTGGGATTACTTTAAAGAGTTGACAGCCAGAGCTAAAGATGTTAAAGATAAAATTGACCCATTAAAATAACAATACATAAAGTATGGAACCAAATAAAAAGAAGATAGTAGATCTAGGAATTCTTGAAACTGATGAAGTATCAGGAGTTAAAAAGATCTCGTTAGTAGAAGAACCAGCAATTATGTTGGATTTTCAATATTTCAATACACAGAAAGTTGAAAAATTTGTACACCCAAGTGCTGGTGAATCTGAAGAAGAATTCATAGGTCGTTGTATTCCTGTTTTAATTAACGAAGGTAAAGATAATGATCAAGCAGTAGCTATTTGTGAAGCATATTGGTCTGAAAAGATGGATATTGATGTTGCTGGATTACCACAATACGTAGATCAAATACCGAAAAAGAAAAAAGACATTGTAACTAGAGCTATTTTAGCTGAAAAAGCATGTGATATGGACTATTCTTGGACTAAAGATGAGTATATTACTGATACAATTCTTGCTTTAGCTAAAGAATTAGGCATAAAAGAAGCTGATTTAGCTAAATTATTTAGTGAAAAGTTTGCTTCAGCTAATCCAGATGGTATTGGTGAAGGTAATATCGAAGGTGCATTGTTATCAAATAACGATAAATCTATTAGATTATACAAATATGATGGTAGAATTTCATCAAATTCACGTTCTTTTTGTGAACAAATGGTTAATTTAGACCTTTATTACACAGAAGAATCAATCAAAGCCATGTCAGATGTCGCATATAATCCAGGTTTTGGTGAAGGTGGATCTGCAACCTACTCAATCTGGGATTTCAAAGGCGGTCCAAATTGCAAACATTTTTGGTCTAAATTTGATGTCTATATGAAAAGAAATGGAGATGTAAAATTAGCTAGAATTGGTCCAGTTGCTGGTAATGCAGGTAGAAAACCAATTAATATGCCAAATAATGGTTATGTTAATGCCAGATACGATGCTATTTTTAGTTTTGCAGCTGAAGAACAACAAATCCTAGTAGGTCCGGCAATGGTTCCTGATATGAAAATATTAAGAGTAGATGAAGATGGTCAAAAGTATTTTGTTAAATTCTCACCAGAAACCATTAAAGAAATAGCTCTAAAGTATTTTAAAGAAGGCAGAGTACATGAATTAAATACAGATCACGCAGAGAATACAGCTGGATCATACATATTTGAGTCCTGGTTGGTTGAAACTGAAGATGATAAAGCAAATACGTTATATGGTTATAATGTGCCAATCGGTTCATGGATGATTTCAGTAAAGGTTGAAGATCCTATTACATGGGCAAGAGTTAAAGCAGGTGAACTTCGTGGATTTTCTATCGAAGGCATATTAGTTGATCTTGAAGAACTTGAGGCAATGAAAACGTACGAAAGAATAAAAAAGATTTTGGGTACCGATATATAAGATGTGCCATAAAAACATGTTGTTTTTACCGAGTTTTGAACGAGCTCGGTTTTTTTATGCGTAGTTGTGTCAGTTGTTAATAAAATAATATTTATAAATATCAAGTGCAATATGCACTAACTAATTATTAAAAATAACTAAAAATTATGTACGTAACAAAATTGAACAAAGTACGTGAAATTTTAGGGTTAGAAGTAAAGTTAGAATCAGCTAAATTACAAGACGGCGTAACTGTTGTTGAGTATGAGAAATTAGAACCAGGTGTACCTGTATTCGTAG